GGCTATGTTCCAGTTGATAAGGATGGTTCACAGCTGCTATTCAGGGTTATATCCGACAGTTACGAAAGTAAAAGCTTGATTCTTACCACAAATCTGGAGTTCTCGAAATGGGGCGGTATCTTTACGGATGACCAGATGGCCGCAGCCATGATCGACCGCCTTGTCCATCATGGACATCTCCTGATATTTGAAGGAAAGAGCTACCGGATGGAACATGCCCTCATGCGCCGGGACGCATAATCAATGCCCGCCGAAAGCAGGGAAATTCCCTTGCTGAAAAAAGGGAATTCTGACGCTTTTTTTAGGGAAAAGTGCTTGACAAAAAACACATTGGCGATCATTCCGCTAATAGTCCCGCCTTCCCAGGTTCCCCCTGTCACTGTAGGAACCCCAAGATAATCCAGCAGGCTCGCAATTCTGGTGCTTCCTACGGCCATCAGATAAAGGTCAAAAGACAGCCGGACAATCTCTGCCTCTTTGCCATTCACCACCAAATCCCCGTATTCGTTTTTGTCATAGCCGCAAAAACGGGAAGTGGTGATCATCACCTCTCCCCGCTCAAATTTCTTCTTGATGCTCCATTTATTGTTTTCACTCATGCTCCTGCTCTCTTCCTGGGCAAAAGAAGCGAGGACAGCAAGCATCATCTCGCCGTCTCCTGAAAGAGTGTTGATATTCTGTTCTTCAAAAAAAATACCGACACCCAGTTCTTTCAGTTCTCTCGCAACTTTCAGAACGGTGACGGTATTTCGCGCAAACCTTGATATGGACTTTGTTATGATCAGATCGATCTCCCCTGCTCTTGCTCTCTCCAGCATCTTCTGGAACTGCGGCCGGTTCTCACAATATCCAGAGATTCCCTGATCTGCATAGACACCAGCAAACTCATATTCCGGATTCGACCGGATCAATCTTTCGTAGGTTGCTGTCTGGTTTTCCAGAGATTCCTCCTGCCTTCTGCTGTCAGTGGAAACCCTGGCATAAGCGCAAACTCTTTTTTTCTTTTCTGCTGTAGGAACCGCAGTGATAATCCTTATTCGCATACTTCTTCACTTCCCCCAAAATAAGCCGTAATAAATTTCTGAATCCTTTGAAAAATACGCCCTGCATCTTCCACTTCATCCAAACAGAGGACTTCCACCTGCGCCTTTTCACAGATTTCCATAAACTCCATAAACTGTCCCCAATCCCTGGCGATCATCGCCGCCCGGACAGAAACCACTACATCAATCTGATCTTGTGATATTTCCTGTTTCAGACGGTTGAACTCCTTTCTGTCCGGATCAGCGCCAGAGGCTTCTTCAAAATAGATTTTCAGTTCCCATTCCTGTTTTCCATAGGCTCTTTCCAACCGTTTTTTTACATCATCCAAAAACTGGGTATAATCATGATTCCTATGATTCATACGGCAGTAAAAAGCCACCCGGTTCACTCTTCCTGCTATTACCATTTTTACAAGTTCTCCTTTCTACTTTTTTGGTAGTCTATCTATCACTCTGAAGCCCATGAAAGTCAAGCAGTTTCACCATTTCCACCGGTTTTTGCTTCCACTCTCGCCAAACTTATCCCCTGCAAAAATTTTGCCGGACAGGGGATTGTTTCTCTCCTGCCCGGCACTCTTCACTTTCTTTTACACTCGTTTAGCATAATCTAGGCTGATCCATCCGGCTCCGGATTTCAGTTTGCCCCAGCCTGCATTGGACCCCTGTCCCGATCTGGTCTCCACAATCGTGAAGGTTCCTTTTCCAGTGTACTTTCCAGTAGTTCCATAGTTGGTTCCCGGACCTTTCCGGATGTTCAGGTCTGTTGCGGATACCTGCACCAAAAAAGATCCACTGGAGGAACTGCTTCCAGAACCGGAGGACTGCACGGTGCAGTAAGATGGATTCTCCAGATAAATCCAGCCTGCTCCACTTTTTAAACGGCCCCAGCCATTTTTCACTTCCACAATGGTAAAAATTCCTTTTCCTGTCTGACCCTTTACACTTCCGCTCATGGACGGGGCAGACCGGTAGTTCAAATCCGGAATGAGTACCTTTACCGTAAAGGGAACCGCTGGGAAACCGGAAGTCCCAGAACCACTGCTGCCAGAAGAAGAACCACCTCCGGCCGTGCTTCCACCCATGGCAGCCTTCACTGCCTTACGGAATCCGTCCATGGTATATCCCATACCAAGGCCGTTCCAGAGATGCTCCGGATCGCCATGGTTGGATGCAATTCCACGGCTGTGGCCCTCTCTGTGGCTGACGATCACACCGTCTGCGGTCGGATTCAGATTATGCTGCTTGCACAGCATGGCGAACAGTTCCACTGCCGCCTCATAGGTGCGTTTTGCCACAGCCCTTGCCGTGGACAGATCGGAACAGGTAAAGTTTGAGCCTGACGTGTACTGGATACAGGCAGGCTCGCACATCTCCACACCGATATGGGTGTTGTTCCCGCTGCCCCTGCTGCCGGAGCCGCAGTGCCAGCCCCGGTGGTTCCAGGGAAGGGTCTGGTACACCGTGCCGTCATTGCCGTCAATAAACCCATGGACACAGGCGCTGTCATAGGATGGGCTATTCCAGCTATTGATAAACACAGACGCCTTCGGCTGCGGGCAACCCACGGAATGGAGCATCAGCCCCTTGACTGTGATCTTTCTACCCGCCGTATAGCATGGATTTTTCGTTAAAATACTCTGTACTAACTTCATCTCATTTCTCCTCCGTTTCTGTTTTTTCTGCCCGGTCATGAAGCTGTTCCAGGACAGTCTTGATCTTCCCCGGCACCGGAAGCCCCAGATGTGCCGCATTCTCCATCAGACTCACGCCCTCATTGGAGATATAGAAAAAGCTCACAGCCGTCCGAAGTACCGATCCAGTGCCAATGACATGGACATCCAGGATGTTGGCGATCCCTACCAAAAGGAAGATCAGCACCTTCCTGCAGATGCCCCTAAAGCCTACGTTGCTGGACAGCGTCTTATCAGAAATGGCACACATCACACCGGTCAGATAATCCACCGCCACAAATAGCACCAGGGCGATCAGCAGCCCGTCATTCCCGCCAAGGAAATACCCCAGCCATCCGCCCACAGCGGCAAATACCATCTGGACCATGTTCCAAAATTCTTTCATTACAAATACCTCGCTTTCGTTCCATAAGAAAAGACGCCCATCTCTGAGCGCCTGCCTGCAGGTTGCTATGTGAAGTGTCTAAGCTGCACAATCTCCATTACGGAGATTTGTGCAGTTTATGGCACAGAATCAGGTTGCTATTCCTGCCAGGTAGAGTGATAAATACAATCACCAAAAGCCCTTGGCAGGAAGGAGGAAAAAATGTTTACGCCAAAGGAATTGAAAGCCATTGATCCCGTCTATTTTTCCATCATCGCATCAAATGGGAGTGCCGTAACACTCCAATCAAACAACACCGGCCACTGCTGGCATATCCTTCTGGAAGAATACCCGCATTTCAGAAGCTGCCGGATCTATCACACCCATCGCAGAGGAACCCCTTACCATGAACACGGACATGGAGCAACGCTTTCTGGCTGCATCCAAAAGATCCGGTCCCATGACACCTATTGGCTTGGCAGGGAAAGGGCTTATCGGAAGCGCCGCAGGAAACACCACAAAACAGAGGAACAGGAGGTACGCTCATGAACAAGAAACATATCAAAGTCGCATACACCAGCCGCCTTTCCGGTGGTTCCTACACCCAGGTCCCTAAAATTCAGATGGAGGGGCGTTGGCTGGAAGAACTTGGCTTTTCCATCGGAAGTACCATTGTGGTCGAATATGGGGAAGGTTCCCTGTGTATCCGCCCCATGACCGAAACGGAACTGGCTGAGAAACAGCGCATGGAAGCCCAGAAGGAGTTGGACAGCAAAGCCGCTGAAATCCGAAGCCTCCAATTCCGGCTGGAAAAAGAAAGCCAGGAACTCCAGCGTGTAGCAGAGCCACAGCAGGAATACATTCTCATCTCCGGGGACTCCCCAAAGCGACGCCGCTGATCCCCCTCACTCCTCCGTCAGCGTGTAGGTGATCTTCATGGTCTTATCCACCGTCTTCACCACTGCTGAGGAAAGGTTATTGATGGACGCCAGGTACGGCGTCAAAAGATAAGCCGTCCGGTACTCATTGCCATAGCTGCCGCCCCATCCAAACAGGAAATTCTTGTACTGGAACAGGGGCGTCGCGGCGTTATTGAGCCGCACACTTCCCTGAGTCTGGATCACTGTGTCCTCCGCCGTGATCTGGAAATCCCCGCCGATGATCAAATCCCCGACCAGTGTCAGATACAGTTCGCAGGAACCGGTCTCGCAAAGGGGCTTCCACTGGGAGGTAAAACCGAAATTGATCAGCGTCACATCTGTGGAATTGGACAGGCTGATCTTATAGATCCCCGTCTTGTCATAGGCTGGTACAAACAGATATCCGCCCCGGACGCAGCATTTCACTACCCGCTCCGCAAAGGTACCATTTTCCCGGTTTCCCACATCCATCAGCTTGGCATTGGACAGCGTCCACTGCCCCTCTGTAAAGGAATAATCTGTTTTGGAAATCTTGATCCAGAGCATCGCAGCGTCCCCGGAAGAATTCCCCTCATTGGAAAACCCGTACCAGTATCCGTCCTGCCCATCCATGAATTCCCCATACTTGGTATAACTTCCCAAAAATTCAAAGGTCTCCGGCGTCAGCACCTCATCATCCAGGACGGTATAAGTGGAATCGTCCAGCTTCTCATTCAGCCCGATGGAAAACACCGGGATCCGCAGCTTCCGGATCCGGACGCCCGCATTCTCAAAGGTGATGGAATACAGCAGGCTGTTCTCAAAATCCATCTCCACCGCCTCAAACAGCACCATCTTATTAGCGTCCGGGATTGACCCGATATCCGCCGCCTTTAGCTGAAGGAAGGTACTGGCATCCCCCACAGGGCTCCCAAAACCATTCTGCCCGCCAAGAGCGCTGGTCAGCGCCACCGCCGCGATCGTACCGTTGCCCTGGTTGGGCGTAAACTCCCACACAAACTTATAGCCGTTGGAAAGAGCCATGCTCTCCGTCAAGTTCAGGCTACCCCTGGCCAGATTCGCTGTAGAATTGACATTATTGGAAGCGTAGGCCACTGGCAGGTTATCGGAACTTTCATACAACAGTTCCTCATCCTCTGTCAGAGCTTCGGAAAAGAGCAGGATGCCGCCGATCATGTTGGGGCAGATGGGAAGAAGGTTCCCGTTCCAGAGGACCGCATCGTCATACTCCCCAGTTGCCGCATAAAAGATACCCATAGGGTTTAACCCCAGGATGTTATTGACGGACTCTGTAATCATGTTCTCCTCCGTGACCGTTTCCATCGCCCCGGTATTCGCGTCCGTCAGTTCGATTGTCATCACGCCTTTTAACGTCATGTCTATTTCCCTCCCATCATTCTGAGTCACTGGATACCGGCAGCGTCACCGGCCGGCAGAACGCCCCGATCTTCGGCTTCACGCTCAGGATATCTGAGTAACTTCTCTGCACCAGTTCCATTGTTTCCACTGCCATCACATCCGTAAAGCCCTTTCCCTGCAGGCCGCCGCCCACAGAAAACAGCCCCACAGTTTCCTCAATATCGATCCTGCCGTCCCACGCCGCAGCCGCCGCCATAGCCTGGCCGCTGATGGAAGCAATACAGTCCCCGATTCCCACACTTCCGGAGCCGTCCTCCATCCGCAGGTACACATTGAAAGTGTTTGTAATATTCGGCACGATATTTTCAATCGGGTAATACAAAGACAGGATGTGCTTTCCGCTGTGCCAGGTCTCCACCGGATGATGGAGCAGGATCTCCGCATTGTTCAGTTCAAAGGTGACATAGCAGACTGCCTTCCCGTCCTCCATCCAGGTGACCGGCAGGCTCACATCTACAGAAATATCCGTGCCAGCCGCATCAACAGCAGAGCTGGAAGTTCCCGCCTCACTTCCTACCGGAGCCGTCCCGGACGGTTCACTGCCCTCACTCTCCCCAGAGGGGAACGGGATCACAATCGTGCCGCTGGCATTGGCTGACCTTGCGGCCGGATCAGCCGCAACATCCACCACCACCTGGCCGAAGAACTGGGCGTGATTCTCTTCTTTGGAAGCGAACTCAATGCTGATGATCCGCACATCCGTCTCAACGATGGTATACTCAGAGGCATTGGTAAAGGTGTGGATGCCGATCTTTCCCGCCTCGATCTGGTTAAGCAGGCCGGAAATATTTTTATCGTTCTTGGACTTTGCCTGGGAAAGTCTTGGATTCTTCCCCACGCATTTCAGGCTCTGCCGCCCGCCGATCTTAACCGTAAAAGACGTCACACAGGTGATCCGCTGGGCATCCGCCTGCCCGCCGGAGAAGGTCAGCACATCTCCCAGATCCAATGCCGGATTTCCGATGGTATCTGAATCAAAAGGCACATAGTTCACTTTGGAAAGGGCATCCAGGATGTTCCCGCACAGTTCTGCCCTGGTCTCTTCCAGGCCAAACTGCAGTAATGGATTTACTCCCAGGTTCATGGTCACCCCGTCACCGGGATACTCACCACTCCTGCACGCACCACATCCCGCTGCACCGTCCCGGCCTCCGTCTCCCCGCCAGAATCCGCCTCCACGTCATCCATCTGTACTTCATAAGAATCCGGCAGCGGAAGGGCTGTCCCGTCAAAAGTCAGATACTGTATAAATGCCATAGGTTACCTCCCTCCCGACCGCAGGTTCTGCCGCGCCTGCGCCGTTACAACCAGCTCATCTAAAAGTGTACCGCCCACATATACCGGGATCACAATATTTCCCTGCGGGCCGGAAAATCCTGCCAATGCTTCTGACACCGCAGAAGAAATCCCGGAGATTAGGTCGGACATATTCCCGCCGGATAAAGCACCTTCGGCATAGCCATACTCCATCCCATTTACTTTCGGTGAAAGTACCATATCCGAAGCCACATCCCGGACAGCTTTTTCCACCAGGTTCCGGTTTTTCTCAATGCCGCTTGCAAGCCCTTTCATGAAGTCCGGCATCCAGGTCTCATAATCTGCCAGCGGCCCCTCATCCGGAGCAGAGAAGTGCAGGAAAGAACGGATCCGGTCAGCCAGACCAGAAACCGTGTTGATCACACTCTGGATCATGCTGGAAATTCCGTTGATCAGTCCCTGGATGAAATCCTTGCCCCACTGGAACGCCTGCCCCGGCAGACCGGTAATAAACCGGATGGCGGAAGAAAATCCACTGCTTACAACCGAATACAGCCCGGAAAGGGCAGAGCCGATCCCGGAAACCATCCGCTGGAAGGCGGACACCGCCGCTTCACGCAGCATGGATGCGATATTCACCACCGTAGTCTTGATGCCGTTCCAGACAGAAGATGCTGTCTGCTTCATCGCCCACCAGATCTGGGAAGCAAACTGCGAGAGTGCCGAAAGCACTGTTTCCACACCCTGCTTTAGTCCCGAAGCCGCAGAAACTACCACCTGCCGGATTCCCGACCAGATCTGGGAAGCCGTATTTTTGATATTGTTCCAGATATGCGCCGCATCAGAGGCAAGCTGGGAGAAATTCCCCGTCACCAAATCGATCAGCAGAAGCACCGGGGCAAGGATCACATTTCTCAGCAGCTCCCAGGCACCGGCGGCAATGTCGCAAATCCCCGACCAGATGCCATGCAGGGTATTCTTTGCGTTTTCCCACAAAGAGGTGACCGTATCCACCACCAACTGGACAATCGGATTTTGCAAAATGGTATTCCAGGTATCCGAAAAGAAGGAGGAGACCTGCGACCACAAACCGCTCCACCAGTCCGGGATAGACGAGAAAAAGCCGATGAACTTCTGAAACGCCGCCGGCATCGTCTCCGTAAAAAAGACCACCAGCCCATTCCACAATTCCATCAGCTTTTCCGATACCGCCTGCCACAAGTTTCCGAACCATTCCGTAATTGCACCCCAGTTTTTTACAATAGCAATGATCCCGGCAATGGCTGCAGCCACCCCGGCAATAATACCGATCACCGGGAGCAGAGAAATGTTCAGCGCCCCGAAGGAAACTGCCAGAGCTGCAATTACTGGCGTAAGCGCAGTAAACGCTGCGAGCAGCGCTCCAAGGATCACCACAAAATTCTGCACAGGTTCCGGCAGCATGACGAACACCTCGCTCACTGCCGTAATAATCGCCACCAGAGGAGGCAGTACCACATTGGCCAGCTCTACGATCTTTTCCCCAAGGGGAACTAGCGCCTGCTGCAGTTTCCGGGTATTCGCCTCCATCTCCTGCATAGGCGTCTGGGTCTGGGTAAACAGATTTTCCGCTGAGCCAGTAACACTATCATACGCCTCCCCCACAGAGGTCAGGGACGTAATGAATTTCAGGTTCCCATCCTCAGCCATGGTTCCAAAAGCCTTCGCCGCCATATTCAACGCTTCCTGCTGGCTGGTGCAGCTTCCAATATCCGATACAATCGAGTCAATGACCTGCTTCTGGGTCGCCTCCCCATTCTGCCAGGCAAGGAATAGCCCCTGCGTCTTTTCCGAGTACAGATCAAGAGATTCCCCAATCGTGCCGTCCGCCAGACGGGTCGTCACCTCATTGATCGCGTCATTGACCTTATCCAGGTTATAAGCCCCGCCTTCCAGACCATTCTGCAAAAGCTGGAAATACTCCGAAGCCGAATACCCTGCCTGCTCAAATTTCCCGGCATACTCAGACAGGTTATCCCCCAGTTCATTGGTCTTATCCAGGCCGTTCTGGGTACCCCGGACAATATAATCCATGGCCTCCTGGGCGGTCAGGCCATACTGCTTCATCAAAGAGTTGACGCCCCTCAGGGTCTCATTCATATCAATCCCGTATAGTTCTTCCAAAGTCAGCGCCTGTTGCGTCAGGTTGGTCAGATCTGTATTCCCCAGATCCCCCAGGTTTTTCTTGACCATGATGACCGCTTCCGCCACCGCATCCATGCTCTGGCCCACGCCGGAGCCGTACACGTTTTTCACAATTTCAGCGCTGGCTTCCGCCGCCTTCCCGGTCTCCCCAAAGTAAGCGTTCACTTTGGAAACAGCAGTCTCTGTCTCCGCATAAGCGGATACCGCCTTATCGCCCACATCCTGGATCTTATCCCCGACCACAGATAACTGATCAGCGGCTTCCATCAGAGCTGTACCTTTCGTTGCTTGGGCAATTTCCCCGATATCATCCGCAGCGTCCTGAGCAGCATTCCCCACATCATTCAGATCATTGATCAGATTTCGTACCGCCTGCCCGTCATCCACCGTATCCAGGGCATCTGTCAGCTGCTTGATATCTGCCTTCCCGCCGGTGACTGCTTTCCCAATCTTCTCCACAGCTGTTTTCAGCTGGTCAGACGAAGCCGTCCCATTCCGGATCGCCGTCACCAGGCGGCTTCCCAGCACATCGGCATAATCATCCACACTGGAACCCGTAGTGGCAAACAGTTTATTCAGCCGCTCCGTATTAGATGACAGCCGCTCCTGCTCTGACTGCAAACCGGACAGATCCGCCTTATACCGGTTCAGCGCACCTCTGGTTTCCTCAACCTCCCGCTGGAAAGCCATGTACTGGTCTTTCCCCAGGTCGCCCCGCTCAAAGGCTTTCGCCACATCCTCCTGAGCCTGTTCCAGGGCTTCCAGCTTCTTTTCCGTATCTCCAATCGCGGACTGCAGAAGCTCCTGCTTCTGCGCCAGAAGAATGGTATTGGACGGATCAAGTTTCAGAAGGTTGTTCACATCCCGAAGCTGGCTCTGGGTCTTCTTTATGGAATTGTTCACTGCGGCAAGCGACTTTTCCAGTCCGCTGGTATCGCCGCCGATCTCCACTGTAATGCCCTTGATCCGGCTTGCCATGTGTCACTACCTCCTGAAAATGAATATAGAAAATACCCGGATTACTCCGGGCGGAATCTTTGCATATTTTCTTTTCTCTTCGAATACAATAATCAAAGGACAAAGCTGCCGGATTTGCTAAAAGCCATTGACTTTTGAGTGGATCCGTGCTAGACTCTGTCTTAGTGATCAGGTTTCAGATACTCGTGAGGACTGAGACCGGGGGAGGACCTGCGGGCCCTCCTTTTTTTATTCTGAAAACAGGAAGAGGGGAAAGCTTTGTCAAAACCGTTTCTTACATACGACCAGCAGCTTGATAAACTTCAGAACGAAAAAAAACTTCAAATTCATGACCGGGCAGCTGCAAAAGAAATCCTAAAAAATATCGGATATTTTTCCTTGATCGGCGGATATAAAACACCGTTCATCAACCCGATGACCCGTATTTACCAGAATAATACTTCTTTTGAGGATATCTATGCCCTGTACCAGTTTGATCTTTCCCTGCGTGAACTTGTTTTCAAATATTTGTGTGAAATAGAATGTAAAATCCGGCAGCTTGTTTCCTACCATTTTTGCAGTCTCCATGGCGAACAGCAGACCGCATACCTCACTCCTGGGAATTATAATCATACAAAAAAGAATGCTGCTGATATCACTCGCCTGATCCAGATCTTATCCTACCAGGCAAATAAAAATACAGAACATAATTATGTCATCCACCAACGGAAGGTTTACCATAATGTTCCTCTATGGGTGCTGACCAACACCCTGACTTATGGACAGGTTTCCAAGTTTTACGCCTTGCTCCCCTTCCAGCTGCAAAGCGGTATCAGCAAAGATTTTCCAGGCGTAAATGAAAAGAACCTGGAACGTTATCTGAAAATCCTTACCCTGTTCCGGAACGTATGCGCACATAACGAACGGCTTTATTCTTTCCGGACCCAGATTGATTTTCCAGATACAATGCTTCATCAGAAACTAAATATACCAAAAAAAGGGAATCAGTATCTTTCCGGAAAACGGGATCTGTTCGGTCTGGTCATCGCTTTCCGTTACCTGCTCCCCAAACAGGACTTTCTGGAATTTAAACGCGCATTAATCGGTATTATCAATAAGTACATAAAAAACAGCGGGCAGATCAGCGAATCTTCCCTTTTGGATATAATGGGATTCCCTACAAACTGGAAAGATATTACCCGCTACCGCATTTAAGACGGCCTCACGATCCAGTAAAAGCACTCAAAACCTGTCAAAATCCTCCTGCGTAGCCACCACCGCATATTTATGCTCATCGTTCCGGCTCTCCACATACATATCGTTCACCATCCCGATGGTCAGCAGATCCAGATCCCGGATGGACAGCCCCAGCTGCACGCACCGCAGGAGGAACAGGGGCGTTGTCATTTCCCGGTCAGTCGGGCGAAGTTTTTTTTAGCCTGCACATCCGTCTGCGTGTTCAGCCCCCACAGTTCAATGATCTGGGGCAGCACCTGATAGATGGAAAAGGTGTTGAACCCATCCAGCCATTCTTCCGGTGTATCCGGGATAGAAGGGTCGGCGTGCTTTGCCATCACATAGGCGATGTTCTCAAACATTTCCAAAGAGAACAGATCAAGATTCGAATTCTCCGGATCATTTTTATCGATCCCTTTTTCCAGATCTCGCAGGTCTTTATAAATATCCCGATGGAACCGCATCCGGTAGATCCGGGGAATAGCGGCGGATGCCTTAAAAGGAACCTCCTGCCCGTCAATCGTGATATTCCGTTTCATGCTCATAAGGTCTCCCCTCCTGTCTCATCCTCCGCCCCCTGCTGGCCGGACTGCTGCGTCCCGGAGGTATCCGAATCCGTAACCGTAGGCATATAAACAGAAGTATACCATCCTGTATAAACCGTATCCGTGGTACTGTCTCCGGTTCGGGCCTTCACGTAGCCATTTGCCAGGGGAGCCGCCGTAATAGCCAGCGTTTCCGTCTGTACCTCAATCTCCTCCTCATTGGTTGTGGACTCAATATTGGGCCTGGCCGCAGAGCAGTTATACAGCACATGGCGGATCTTCTTCACATCCCCGTCAAACTCAAAGAGCAGGGCAAAGTTCGCTGTTTCCACATTGGCGCTCTCTACCAGCATCCAGGGATTCCTTCAGCACATCCGTCCGGAAACTCTCCGGCACCATGGCCAGTTCCAGATCCCCTTCATAGCCCATGTTATTGGAGATCGTATAATAGGCATACCCATCCGCATAAAAGTTGGACGGCTCGCCGTTTGGCTCTAGGGACAGGGATACTGCGCCCGGCATAGCCACAGGTGTCCCAAAGGTCACATCTCCGTCATCGTCCGCCGTAATCAGTGCGTAATGCACGTTGCAGATATTAAATTTGACTTTATTTTTCTTCGTAGACATTTCCAGCCTCCTTCATCTCATTCCCGTTTTTCCCAGCACCTTCTCCGTCTGCTGGCATTTCAAAAGCGTACAGAACTTCATACAGCTTCTCGCTGTCAATCCAGGTTTCCGACTTGTTATAAAAAACCCCTGCTGCGTCCAGAACATCTTCCACGTTCTGCTCCGCTTCAAGGTCTTTGAGATCCGTATACAGTTCCAGCCGAACTTCCGTAAACTTGTGGTACACCTTCCCGTCTGCGGAAAAGTTATCGCTCCCCGGAAGCAGATAACAGAGGAAAGGCGGATCCGGTGCTTCCCCTTCTGCAAAGTGGTCATAAGCATAAGGAACTCCTATATTGTTTAAAATTGATAGCAACATATCCATCCCTAAGACTCCTTTCAACCTCTTCCTCCAACTGCTGGATTCCCTTTTCTTCTGCCGGAGCAATATGGCTCTTTCCAGCGACCCGCCCTCCATTTCTTTTGGCATGGCCAAATTCCAGCAAATGGGCCAGGTAGTAACGATTCCTGGAATAAACCGTCATCGTTATACTGTTGGAAGTCTCTTTAGATTTCTTCACCGCCCAGCTTTTCGCATAATCCCCGGTATCCTTCGGAGCATTGGCACGGATCTCTTTCTTTACTGTCTCCCCGGCATCTTTTACTGCCTGTTTCACATTATCTGCAGCCAGATCCGCATATTCCTCCAAAGTCTCCATAATGGTGTCTGCCAGCTCCCCGATCTGTACATTCTGTCCCATGTTTACCGCCTCGCTTTCTCACACCGGAACTTCAGCGCTTTCTTTCTATAGTTCATGTGATCCACGGCCACGATATTGTAGATCTCCCCGCCAAACAGGATACGGAAACCGTCCGCTGTCACCTCCGCCGCCCTTTTACAAAAACGGATGGTAAAAGCAATGTCAGAATCCACAACCGTCAATCCGGCGGCAGCCTTTTCATTCCCGCCCTCACCACTGACCGTGGCATGGCAGGTATAATAATCCTCCCAAACATTCCTGCGGTTTCCAATATCGTCCGCAACTACGGAGTTTTTCTGGAAGGTCACTTTTACATTCAAAAGTGAAATCTCCATCAGAACGCCTCCTTCCGGCTTCCAAAGAGCAGGGAGCGCAGCGTCAGGGTCAGGGCATGATGGTCAGCTTCCTCCCGGTGTTCATACAGATAGGCCACCGTATACATCACAGCCGGTTTTCCATTCTCCGCTTCCTGCAGACCGCTTTCTTCATCTATCCGCAGGATGTCCATGCACATCCGCTCCGCTGACGCCAAAAGCGTAGTGATCAGCCCATCGTCTTCATTGTCATCCACCCGGAGGTAATTTTTCATTTCTTCCAGTGTCACCAGCAACCTTCCTGTCCTCCTTTTTTACCGACAGCGTCCCCACACAAGGGGATGCCGCCCTTTTCTCGCATCAATCCATCAGGAACCTGCTTTCTGCGCCAGCACTTTCACGGCCTCGGAAAGCACCAGCTTGCCGTCCACCCTCTGGGATCCAAGGAAGCCTACCTGACCGTTGGCGGCGTACAGTTCATTCAAGCGCTTAAAGGAGCGTCCCTGCCGATCAGCGATCCAGTAATAGCTGAAATCTCCGAATGCGATCGTCTTTGCCCCCGCCGCAATCACCGGCATGTAGGCGGAGGTCTTCACCGGCCTTCCAAGGAGGGTATCCGGCGTACCAGCCACAAGGGAAGGCTGCCACAGATACTGTCCGGTAGAATCCTTCAGTTTCCGAACGGCCTTGATCGTAGAATCGTTCAGCACCCACACTGCCTTCTTCCGGTACGGAGATTTCAGGGAATAGAACAGATCCATCAGTTCATCTGCTGTCACCGCCGTGGAAGATGCGGCGGTCACCCCGGTCTCGGCACCACCGGTAGCCGCAAGGACACCCAAAGGCTTCCCGGAACCGTCTCCGGTAAAAAACGCTTCTTCCTCTTTCGCCCCGATCCGGCGGGCAAATTCTTTTGCGATATAAGATTCCAGGTCAAAGACGCTGTCATTGAGAAGTTCCTCGGATACCTTAATCATGGTACCCACCTTATAAGCCCCAATGGATACCTGGCCAAAGGAATCATCGCTCTCCGTATACGCCCCTTCCTCATCGATCCAGGACGCCGTTCCCTTTGTTGCCACCACCGGGATCTTCCGATCCCCGCTGGAAGTGCGGATCACTTTAGCCATCTGGCGGAACACATTTTCCTCTTCCAGGGCTTCCACCAGGGTACGCTCATACTCATCTGGGACCAGATAACCACCCTCGGAATCCGTCCCTTCCTCCAGAGCGTTGACCACACTGGGAAGCGGCACTTTTGAACGCATGGCATTCCAGAAGTTGGCCTTATACTCCTCCGAAGCACGCCCGGTCTTTTCTTTTTCCACACCGCCTGATACGGGACGTCCCGTCAGAGGTTTATTCAGGGGCTGGGACAGTTCCCGTTCAAAGGCTTCCTGCCGCTCCAGCCTGGCGATCTCTTTCCCAAGATCTGTAATTTCCTGTTCCATACGGGTGTAGGCAGCGTCATCCTCTGCAGACAGCACACCTTTTTCATTCCTGTGGGAATCCAGAAAAGCCTTCGCTGCCTCCCATGCCTTTGCCCTCTTTTCTCTCAATTCTAAAATCGTCATCGTCATGTCCTCCTAATTTTTCAATAAATTAAGCCGCTCGTAGAGACTGTCTACGCTGCGGCCTGCAGGTTCGGTTTTCAGTTTTGTCATGCATTTCGCCGCAATCTTATCCATCAGGGAATTGACCACGGCGGCTTTGGAATACAGCATGGACATTGTCATCGGTTCCACATTCTCCGTCAGTTCTGCCCTGGCAAGAATCCCATCGGCAAAACCAAGTTCCACCGCTTTTCCGGCGTCCATCCAAGTCTCCGCATCCATCATGTGTGATAACTTTGTACGGGACAGGCCTGTCTTGATTTCATAAGCGTTGATAATGGAATCCTTCACACTTCCCAGCATCTCAATGGCTTTTTGCATCTCCCCGGAATCTCCCCAAGCAAGAGTTGCCGGGTTATGGATCATCAGCATGCCTACCGGGGAGATCAGCACCTTTGTGCCTGCCATGGCAATCACCGAAGCGGCACTGGCCGCAATCCCATCGATTTTAACGGTTACATTTCCAGGATAATCCATCAGCATGTTATAGATCTGCGCTGCGGCCACACAGTCCCCACCTGGACTGTTAATCCAGACCGTAATATCTCCATTTCCTGCCATTAATTCCTCTTTAAAAAGAGCCGGCGTGACTTCATCGTCATACCAGCTCTCTTCCGCAATGGTTCCGTTCAGAAACAGCGTCCGTTCCTGTGTTCCCGCCTGATTCTTCCACTTCCAAAACTTTTTCATCGGACTGATCCTCCTTTCCTGCCGGAGCCGCTGCAAACAGACCAGCATCCTCCAACTTTGTCATATTTCCATTAATCAAATACAAATCTCCTCCTTGCTCCGCCGGAATCCGGTCCAAATTTTCCAATTCCCGGATGTCATTGGCACTCATCCATCCATTCTGTCTTGCCGTGGCATATCCGTTCATCCGGCTCTGATAATCCCCACGCAGCAATCCATCCACATTGAACTTGATAAAATACTGCTTTTTCTCTTCCTTGGATAGTAAAGACCGCACCATGGACTGTTCCCAGCGGGACACCCAGGGATCCAGTGTATATTTCACAAATTCCATAGACTGCTGCTCGATATTATTAAATGAGGATTTTTCCAGATCCCCAATCATGTGGGGAGGCACACGGAAAATTCGGGCAATTTCATCCAGCTGAAACTTTCTTGTTTCCAAAAACTGTGCCTGCTCCGGCGAAATGGAGATCGGGGTATATTTCATTCCTTCTTCCAGTACCGCCACCTTATTGGCGTTACCGGAGCCCCCAAATGTCCTCTGCCAGCTTTCCCGCACCCGGCTGGGATCCTTAATGGTTCCAGGATGTTCCAACACCCCAGACGGTGCTGCGCCATTGGCAAAAAATTTCGCCCCATATTCCTCACAGGCCATGGCCATGCCGATGGCATTCTTTGCCATAGCGATGGGCGAATATCCCACCAGCCCATCAAACCCCAGCCCCGGAATATGCAGCACCTCATAAGGAGAAAGCCGCGCAACAGAACCTTTCATGGTCGGCGCATCATCAGAACTCAACGTGTACTCATAATACAGCTGCCCTTTATCATCCCGATCCACATACATCCGGTCTGCCATTAGAGGGTATAAGGCGATCACCTCTCCCCTTCCATTCCGAATAATTTGAGCGTAGGCATTACCCCATAAAATCAGGTGTGTCATCAGCGTTTCCCGAAAAACAAAAGATGTCATCTCCGGATTCGGTTCATCATGGAGCAAAAAATAAAGCGGGTGTCCCACCGCTTTTTCTTTCCCACCATCCTCGGTATAACGATAAAATTGCAAGGGCAGGCTGGCCACTGCCTCCGACAGGATCCTTACACAGGAATACACCGCCGTCATCTGCATGGCCGTCCGCTCATTCACCCGCTTTCCGGAGGTACTTCCTCCCATAAAGAAACTATAACTGCTGCCGGATGTCCGGTCAGACGGCTTATCCCTTGACCGAAATAAACTTGATAAGATTCCCATAACACTCATGCCCCTTTCTAAATAAAGAGAATGCCTCTTGTATCGTAAACACTGGTTGGCGGTGAACTACGAATACAACGATCCAGTCCCATAATTAACGCCACAATCCCATCGATTTTTTCCACAGATTTTTCTTTATCCGGCTTAATATTGCCCGCCGGATCCTGCCGCATCACCACATTCTGGGCCATCCATTTGAGAACCGGATTGCCGCCGTGGATGATATTTCCTTCCATCAGCAGTTTGTACAGTTCTTTTGATGGTGGGGACATATCTTTAAATCCCTGTCCAAAGGGAACCATGGTAAATCCCATATCTTCTAAGTTCTGCACCATCTGTGTAGCATTCCAACGGTCATAAGCAATTTCAATGATGTGATACTTTTCTCCCAGCTGCTCAATGAACCGCTCAATAAAACCGTAATGGATCACGTTCCCCTCCGTTGTGAAAATATACCCTTGTCGCTCCCACACATCATAAAGGACATGATCCCGGCGGCAGCGAAGTTCCAGTGTTTCCTCCGGCAGCCAGAAAAAAGGAAGCACAATATACTTTTCCTCTTCCGTCCTCGGAGGAAACACCAGCACCAACGCCGTAATGTCTGAAGTGGAGGATAAGTCAAGCCCGGCGTAGCAGTCCCGGCCCAGAAGGGAAGTATAATCAATCTTCTGATTTCCCCTGTCATAAATATGCTCCGGTATCCACGCCACCGCAGAATTTGTCCAAATATTCAATCTCAGCTGCTTGAACACATTTTCCTCTGCCGGATTATCCAAAGCCTCCCGGTAAGCGTCCCGGACACGGTCAATACTGATGGTGTGTCCAAGGGAAGGATTGGCCTTATACCAGTTTTTCTCATCATTCCAATCATCCTCTTCACTTAACCCATAGATCACTGGATAAAAAGAATGATCCGATTTCCGGCCATTCATGATATCCCGCGCCTTGGTATGCAGTTCATAGCAGATGCTCTCCTTATCTGTCCCAGCAGTAGTGATGATAAAAAACAGCGGCTGCTCACGGGCATCGCCAGAACCTTTGGTCATAACATCATAGAGTTTCCGGTTCGGCTGTGCATGAATCTCATCAAAAACCAGTCCGGAAATATTCAAGCCATGTTTCGTTCCTGTTTCAGCGGAAAGCACCTGATAAAACCCGGCATTCCGGTAATTAACGATCCGCTTTGTAGCGGCAGCAATCTTTGACCGTTTTAACAGTGCCGGGCATTTCTCTACCATTCTTTTAGCCACATCAAAGACGATAGATGCCTGGCTCCGGTCATTAGCGCAGCCATATACCTCCGCACTTGCCTCTCCATCCCCATAGAGAAGATACAGTGCGATGGCTGCTGCCAGTTCTGACTTCCCGTTCTTCTTTGGTATCTCTATATAGGCACTCCGGAATTGACGCTTTCCATCGGCTTTTACGATTCCAAAAAGATCCCGGACAATCTGCTCCTGCCACGGGAGCAGAAGAAATGGTTTTCCATCCCATTTCCCTTTCGTGTGTTTTAGGTTCTGGATAAAGGCAACCGCATGATCCGCCCGCTTCACATCGTAATGTGAAGTGGAAAGCATGAAGGGAGAAGGGGTGTATTGAAAATCCATCAGCATTCGCCTCCTTCCAGCAGTTTCTCCATTTCATCTTCCTCATCGCCGTTCTCTCCGCCAACGATCCTGCTCCGGGCCGATGGTGTCAGACCGAACTGCTCACAAAATTTCAGCATAATCTTCATATTGGTCTGAGCAATGGATACCTGCGGCACCTGCTGCAAATAACCATTTGGCGTCCGCACCATTGAACCGTGCTGCGTCAGAAATTCCTCCGCTTCCTTCCAACGGGCATACGCCTGACAGTACCCGGCAAAGGCCGCCATATCCATTTCTGTCAGAAGCCCCATGTTCTCCAGCACCTTCGCCATACGCTTCCACTCTTTTTTCGCCTCGTCTTCCAGCCAGGAAGGGCAGCGTGGAGCCTTCTTCTCTGGCTTTGGTTCTTTTGTATTTAACGGCCGTCCGCCCGGATTCCCCTCCAGCATCTTCAATGCGGTCGGCTTCGGCTTCCTGCCTCTCTGCGCCATCGCTCCCACCTCCTCTCAAGTCCGATAGGCACTCAACTACCACCGGCTAAAGCCGGTGGGTTGATGCGGCCTAAAGGCCGCCGTTAAGCGACTGAAAGTCGCAGTGGGGGCTAAAGCCCCTGCTTTTGCGACTGAACTCACAGCAGGGCTGAAGCCCTTTCTTCTTAGACTGTAGTCTACTAAAGCCCTACTGAAGTAGTCATTCTTCTCCTATCGAAAAATTATCGTAGCCTTCTTCTTTTCCCTGCTTCTCTATATATTCTTCTATCATTTTTTGATCTACTTCCCCTACCGTTCCGCAAAAATATCCTCTTCCCCATATATGCTGTCCCCAATATTTCTTTTTCAACTTCGGGAATTCTTCCTGCAGCAGCTTTGACG